GGCTTGTTTTAGTGAAATTGCTGCTGCCATTCTCGTACTCTCCAATATTGTTTAATAGTTTCTTTGCAAACTGCGAAAGCTCTTTATTTTGGCCGTGTACAGCTGCATTTAGTTCACATTTCAAATCATTCATGAGCCACAATGAGTTAAGACATTTATTGCATGACTCGTATGCCATTTTTATTCACTCCAACTACCTTTTGGCCATGACGCTTGCGCCTTTTTTTTCTGATTGGATGAAGTTTTAATTCCACTGAATATGCTATTCTCCAACCTTCTTTTTTCATCTGCAGTAATTCTTCGTTGTTGTACTCTCCAAAAGCTACTAGTTCGCCACGATATAAGGTCCAAACAATCATATGGCTGCCTCCAATGTACAAACGTATTTAGGAAATTCAACGGTTTCTGCTAACAAGTCTCTGAAACTTTTATATTGTTTGCTTTCAGGAAAATAAAAACTCCGATCAATCATCTGGTTATAAGCATTAGACATTTTCTTTGGCAAATTCCCATAGATTTTTTGATGTTCCACCTGTACCTCTGCTGGATTCTTAGCAAAGTAAAATGCGAATTCTCGAATGCTTACTTGTACTGCAAATAGCTTAATATTACGCATTTGCAAAACGTCTGATTGGTACATTTTTAAAAATTGGGTGTATTCGTCAGGCTGTAGATGAACTTTTTGTATCAAGCTTGCAGGGCTATTTAATTCAACCTTTTTAGTTAACGTTAGAAAGTAAATCAGGTGGGCCATGTAAGGAACATCATGTGTTACAGCATCATCCAGTAGTTGCTGAACGTTGGTTGTCCCAGTCAATGTTAATTAGCTTTCCTGTTTCTTTTTTGTAAATCACATTTACTGTTCCAGTTGGACCATTCCGCTGTTTGGCAATAATAATCTCCATCACACCTTTACTTTCACTTTCTTTGTCGTAGTATTCATCGCGGTACAAAAAGGCAACTACATCTGCGTCCTGTTCAATACTTCCTGAATCACGTAAGTCACTCATCATTGGCCGTTTATCTTGTCTTTGTTCTACGCCTCGTGATAATTGGCTTAAACACACTACTGGACAATTAAATTCTCTTGCCATATTTTTTAAATCAGCACTTATTTGTCCAACAATTTGTGTTTGTGTACGTCCTGCTTTTTCTTCGCCTCTTATGATTTGTAGATAGTCAATTAGAATAACTGGCTTTAGATTTTGCTTTTCTTTTATCCATTTACGAGCCTGGGCTTTTATTTGTGCTGTTGTAAGCCCTGGTCTATCATCAATCTCCATATTTGTTTGGCTTAGTTCAGTGATAGTGGGTAGCCACTTCTCTTTTTGAGCTTCACTAAAGTACTTAAATGGGTTTCTGATAGCGTTACGATTAAAATTTCCTAAGGTAGCAATTAATCGTGTTGTTAATGCTTTTTTAGGCATTTCTAGTGAGAAAACACAAGGAAAATAGCCAGCCAAACCAACATTGATTGCAATATTATCAAAAACATCTGTTTTACCCATTGATGGCCTAGCTGCAATTATTGTTAACTCCCCATCTTGCAAGCCATTTGTCATAAGATCATAATCATTGATGCCTGTAAAAACTCCGGTTGGCTCAGTGGGTATTTGATAAGGTACCTCTCCAATCGAAGCAAGGTATTGAAAAAAAGGTACATTCGACTCCGTGTTTATGTCCTCTATTTCCATGAAAGCTTTTTGAATTTCAGCTATTGACCAATTTTCGGCTTGTGCTGTAAACAAAATATTTCGCTTTTCACCCTCGCGCCAATTATCAACTAATGTAGTTGCATATTGATCAAACATTGTTGGATTATGAAAGCTACTTAGATTTTTTAAGAAATTTGCTCCACCCAACTCTTCTGGTTCTCTTGTCGTTAACAATGTGATGTAGTCACATGATTTACCTTGGCTGGCCAGTTGACGCATGGAGTTGTAAATATTCCGGTGGACCAATGTTGTAAAATGGGTTTCACCAATCAAACTATCAGTAATCAAGTAGTTTTCTTTAAGCATTGTTGCTAGGATACTTTTTTCAATGAGTTCCATGCTTATGTCTTGGTTCATTTGTCATCCACTCCATAGTTAAGTTGTGGGGGTTGTAATGATGATGCATGTGATTGATCAAATTTCGCTTTTTTAGTTGGCATCTCATTACAATAATTTTCAAAGTTTGTAGCATTGAACAAAGTGCTTGGCCGTAAATAATTCTGCATATCTGGATTGTTTAACCATTGTTTCACTTTTAGATCAATGACTTTTTTAAATTGCTCAACAGTGTAACCATCATTCAATCTTGCATTAATAAGCTTTTTGGTAGCTGATGAATTTGGTTTGAAGTTTTTGTTCGCTTTTTGATTAAGGTAATTAACAATTTCAATGTTGAGTGACAACTCGACATTATTATTTTTATTACTCTTAATATCTTTGGTTATTGCTAGTGCCGATTTGTCGTGTTCTTGTTCTGCCATATTGGCGTTATCAGGGCATACATTTTTGGCATTACCCTCATGCCAATTTGTCGTGTCCTTAGTGCCAATTTGTCGAGGGGTTTCATACCCAAGTTTTGAATAGTCAATTCGGTACCATTTGGTTTTGTCTGCACGAAATTTGTTGTATTTATCAGTTGAGACAATATAGCCTCCTGATTCAAGATCTAAAAATACTCTTTGAATAGTTCGTTCAGATAAAAAAGGGAATTCCTCATGCCATTTTCGGTACGTATTAAACACCCATTTATGGCCATCATAATTATTTGTTGAAATCAACAGCCTGTAGTGTAATTGCTGTAAAATGATCGCCTCATTCAGTCCTATCTTAACTGCTAGACTAGGTAGGACTTGAAGTGGAGGCTCGTTTATTAGTAAATTCATGGTTGTACCTCCAGCAGTGCTAAATTATTTCCATGAGTAAATAAATTGCAGTGCATTAAGAAATTCCTTTTGATTTATTTGGTTGTAGGATGTAACGTTAAACTTTTCAGCAAGTGCAGAATATATGGACCTGTACAATGCTGTCTGAGCATCTTTAATGTTTGTTATTTGATTGACACGCTCACCGACTGCTTTACGCAATCGGCAGCATTGTCCTTGTTCTAGTACGCTCAAATTAACACCTACTTTCTCTTTAACAATTTGTTTTGTCGCATCTATGCGACAAAGTTGTCAAAAAAAATACGCATAGATTCATCCTTTGATAGATTTAAAATGCGTTTTATTTTTTTCAAGTCGCCAACAGTTAGCTTTTCCCCTTGATTATTAAGTTTTCTGTATAGTGTGCTTCGGTCCATACCCATCTTACTTGCGAGTTTGCCCATGTCTAGCCCACAATCTGCTATTTTTTCTTTAAGTAGGTTAATATCTGGCATTTTCTCTCCCTCCTTTTTGTCGCATATGTGCGATTTACTCAATAATATGATAACTATCAGGCAAAGTCAACGACTTTTTTCGCATATATGAGATTTTTTATTTTGTAAATTATAATTTACGTTGCATATATGCGACACTTGCGATATAATTATTTTTGTCAGGAGGTGAAAAAATAATGGAAACTGTAGGTAGCAGAATTAAGAATAGAAGAAAACAAATAAAGATGTCTGCAGACAAACTAGGTGAATTGATAGGCAAGAATAGGGCAACAATTTATAGATATGAAAGTGATGAAATTGAGAATATGCCTTATGACATAATATTACCTATTTCAAAGGCTTTAAATGTTTCACCTTCATACCTTTTAGGTTGGGATGAAGAAGAAAAGGTACAACAACCTTCAACAATGTATGATCTGATCCCAGTTCATGTTGCTGCAGGTAACCCATTTACAATTGACGGTGTAGATAATATACAAAGTATTGAAATACCGGATGTTTTACTTGGTAAATGGGCTGGATGCACAAAGATTTTCTTTATGAAAGTAAATGGAGAATCAATGAACAAAGTGTTACCTAATAAAACATTGATTGCTGTTAAAAAATTAGATATTAAAGATATTAAAAATGGCGATATTGTTGTTTTCAGCAATGATCAAGAGTATTCGGTCAAAAGGATGTACCGTTATGAAGATCAAATTATATTTAGGCCAGATTCAACGGACCCAATATTCTCAGACTATGTTGTTAACTTAGATGAAGTAAGTCATTTACAGATCCATGGAAAAGTAGTAACCTATATAGTAAATTTAGATTAATTGTTTTAATGTACATGAAAACAATTGAAGGACTAGCTCATATGCTTGTCCTTCTTTTTTCATTTTATAAAATTAGTAATTTAAGGTGGAATTCCCTTTTTTAATTTGGAATAATAAGGATGGAGGTGATTTTTTGAAAGGTATCATTAATAAACTTCTAAACAAGTTTAAACTAAAAAATTCACGAGCTAATACAATTACAAATGTACACGTAACTAGCCCAACGTCACAGGAAACTGAACATGTAAATAGACAAGTAAAACCTCTATCAATCAAAGAAGTATACACAGATAATGAAGTACACATCATCGGAGGCAATGTTGAAATAATTCGAAAAAGTAAAGGGCTAACGCAAAAGCAATTAGCTGAATCTCTTGGCTATAAAAGTACAAGCTTTATCTCTAGATTAGAATTGTGGGAAATGGAAAAAATCACGCATACTCAGGTTGTACAACTATCACAAAGTTTGAATGTCGACATTTCTGAAATTCTACATAATTGGAGAAATAGTCTTACATAAACTACTCCTTCATCATCCATAAAAAACACCTAGTCACCTTTTATTGATTTTTGAAAACGAGCAGCGTATACTCTGCAAAAGACCATAGTATATGCTGCTCGTTTAAGTGGCTTATTTGTTTGAATTACATATTAAAGATCCTCAGCTGCTAAGTCACCATACAAGTCATCATCTTTATCATTGCTTGCAATTTGTTGTTTATTGCTTAGTTCAGGCAAGGAAGCAATTTGGTTCTCTTTATTTATTTCTTTAATCTCATTTTTTACAGGTCTATCAATCACTGTAGCTTCAGGATTAGTATAAAGTGCCTTTTGTACATCATAGTTCATAATATCTGTAACACCAAAACGATCAATCATATGTTGTACAACATTTGTAAGTGATAATTGTATATTTTGTTGTGCGTTCAACCAGTTGTTGATAGTATCTTGCTGATTCTTTGGCAACTTTTCTAAACGCCAAGAAACTAATTTCCTATTCTCCATTACCTGCTACAACCCCTTTAAAAAACACTTTATCATTAAGAATATCCAATCCAATTGCATTTAATGATGGAGCCATTTCTTTTGGTACCCAAAGCGTTCGAGCATTCACAGAATCAGTAAACTCTTTAAGGTCGTCATACATATCATCCTTGAAAGCAGCCGAACCACCACCGAACACTACAACATCATCAACATTGCCAGATAATGTATTAAGGAACATATCAGTTATCTGTTCTAAAATCATTTCTGATTGTTCAACTTTTGCATCTTCCAAAGCACCGTTTGCTTTGTCATGGAAATGATGATCTTTGTCAAATACCACTTGCATGAATTGTTGACGAGTCATAGAAATATCAACTTTAACATCTTCATCAAATAGTTTTTTAGCCACATCTGCAGCATGACCAACACCATAGCGTTTACCTTCGCAAAGGTCATTAATAGGCTTTCCTTTTACAACATAGATAAATTCTGTTGTTCCATCTCCTATATCCACTAGTAAAAGCTTTCTGTTTTTAAAATCTTTGTTTCCAATGCCTTGACCATATGCACTATGATATTCAGCTAATAATTTTTCTCCGCCCTCAATAAGAGCATATACCGCTGGAACACCCTCTTGGGTAACTTTTACTTTGTCAAAATTTATACGAACAGTAACTGGCGTAGCATTTACATATATATCGACTACGTGTGTTTCATCTAAAAATCTATTTTCAAATTTCTGTGCAACTGATGGATCATATTCTCTCGCTGGTAGAGCAGTCGAATATTCTACAGTAACATTTATATCTTTAGGAAGTTCTTTATTCCATTTGTAGTAGTCTTGAACAGCTTTAGAAGCTACTAATCCTAATACCATAACAACAGGTATATCGTTTTTATGTTTGTCACCAACTGTAATATTCATGTTGCGTTTAACACGTCCTACAGATGTAGCCTTTTCACCAATAGCGAATGTACCAGGGCGTTTTAATGCTTTGCTATTAATATGAGCAATCATATTATTTGTTAGATTACTCACAGATGTTTCAAGATCATCCTCTGTTACTGAAGGTATTGTTACGTTTGGTGAAACAAGCGTTTTTTGTTTCATAGCCTTCGGTTTTGTATTTTCGTCCATTAGTCTAATAATGGACTTAGTAGATGAGTTACCCACATCAGCACCTAGTCTGTAATTTAATATCATCATCATTCCTCCTAAAATGAAATCATTTTGCTTTCATAATGAAATTATATAACATTCAAAAAGAAATGTACAGCTAAATTGAAATCATTTTGCTTTCAATTTGAATTCATTGAAATATCATACTTAATATATATTCTTAGAATGAAGTTATTATGACTTCAATTTGAATCAAAATCCAAAATAAGAATTAGTGCGTTCTTTTAACCAAATGGTGCGAGTAACATTTTGGATAGCTTTATACATCACTCCATGAAGTGATTTTGCTTTCCCACGTCCCCAAGCATTAATGACTGAAAGAATGTTTGTATAATAAACACTTGCATGATCTTCAATTCTAATTTCTTTATCTACAGATGCTTTAGCTTTATAAATCGTACCAACCACTTCATACATTTCATTAGCATCAAAAAATGGTGATAATACTTGACCTAATGTTTCAGGTAGTTTAGCTTTTAGTCCTTCTTTTAAAAGCGATTTTTCAGATTCCTTTTCAGTAGGTTCTTCTGTGTCATCTGTATTCTTTAAAAGAATAGGAGTATCTAAAAGAGTATCTATGGTGTCGCATTCTGGTGTCGCATTCTCTATAAAAGCTTCTTTGGCTGCTAATTGGTGTACAAAGACAATAGCATTTGTAGACTGTCTTTTATCACCATTTACACGTTTGGTATCATACTGAATAATGATGCCCAATGCCTCTAATTGTTCACAAGCACGTATTACCGTAGATCGGTGTAATTCTAGTTGTTTGGCAATTTTGCTTTTTGACATGTAACATACACCATAAAATTTACATGCATGAGTATGTAAGAAATCTAAAACTTTCTTTGTGGCAGGTTTAAATATGTCATTGAATTGCTCACGGATAGCAATAGTATTTGCGTTTAATTGCTCTTTAGATGTGAATGGTTGAAGAAGTTGGTATGTATATGGAGTTGCTGGCAATGTCATGTTTATTCGCTCCTTAGGGAAACGAAAAAAGCACCTATTATTCCATGTGTAAAAGGAATGATAGGTGCTTTTAATGTATAGGCATGCAATTTGCAATTAATATAAAATTAATTGCGTTAAAATGGTTGCAATTATCCTAAATAACATATAATATAAGCGTATCAAACCAATGTGGGTCAACACATGGTTATAAAATCGAGTCGAGCGTTTTTAGGGATTGCCGTCCCTTTAAATTAGCTGTGAAGCTCGATTTTTTTTTATGCAATTTTTTCGTTCATGTATTTGTTAAATAGAATGATAAACTTTGTGGATAAGTTTTGCAAGGAAAAATAGTAAAAAAATAGTTATCCACAACTTTAGTTGCTATTATTTAAGATTTTATACACAGTACTTCGAGCAATTCCGAATTCCTTCGCAATATCAACTGCACTTTCTCCAGCATTAAAAAGGGTGATGATGTGTCGTTTTGTTTTCTCATCTATAGAAGGACGACCACCAATGCGTCCACGCTTCCTTGCTGCCTCTAATCCTGCTTTTGTTCGTTGTTGAATAATATCCCTTTCAAACTCTGCAAATACTGCTAGCATACCAAACATGGCACGACCAGTTGGCGTTGAAGTGTCAAAGGCATCATTAATGCTAACAAAGTCTACATTTTTATTTTTCAACTCATCAGTTAACTGATACAGTTCCTTTGTGCTACGCGCTAACCGGTCCAATTTAAAGACAACAAATAGATCACCCGCAGCTGCAGCTTTCATTGCATTATGTAATTCTGTTCTTTCATCATTTCTACTGGAGACCTTTTCCACATACATAACTAATTCTACATTTTTGTCTGTAGCATATTTTTCAATGGCCATTTGTTGCATGTCTAAATTTTGATCATCTGTACTAACACGAGCATAGCCAATAATTCTCATGAAACCCCTCTTTTCTGTCTACATCCATACGTTTTATATAATTATAAGTGTAGACGAGTAAAAAGACAAATTTTCATTTTTTGTATGCCAAAGAGTGAGATTTTAATAGTTGACTATTCTTTGTACATAAAACGATGGATTTATAGAATTGTTTCGTAGTCATAACTTTTAAGTATTGACACCACGTAAATAAAAAAATACCACCTCGTATGAGGTGGATAAACCTTTTAAAAGTATCCAATTTTATTATCACTACAAATCTGGTAAACAGTGTTTTAGAGGGCCCAAAACAAAACAGAAACAAAATGGGTGACATTGATCACTGCTAGAACAACTAATATAGCAAGGGGGGGCGAGTTTGTAAGCTTTATAGTCATCAAGCGTTGCAACGCTGTGTGGCAACCATTTAAACGTTTTACAGTTTTCCCCACGGAGAACAGCATCATCATAGTAAAGACCATCCACCACTACACTTTTCTGTGCATGAACTCCCTTTTCAGGATCAGGAACTAAAAAAATAGCCACACCAGTTTCAGGGGGCAACGATCTTTCTCTTCTGACTTCAACGTCTCTTTTGTACCAGCTGTGAGTTTGATTGTGTGAAATAGGTTGCCATTTGTCATCACTTGTGGGTTGCGATAGATATTGAGGATACTGAAATGGATGTGGGCTGTAAGGTAAATGTTGGAGTGAATATGGTGAATTCTGTTGTGGTTGTATCGGACACGAACTTTGCCAATATGGTTGAGTCATAAATAACCTCCTATTTTGAAAATATTTCTATATTTATTATATTTATGTATAATAAACTAATATTTATCCGCTAATATCTCTGTTACAAATTGTTATTGTTTAACAGAAATGGACAGGCTCAAAAAGTTAAGTATTTACATATAAATCTACTATTAACATTTATAGGAGGATATTTTATTGCCTGGATTTGAAAATAAAATATGGGGATTTGTATATGGTGAGCCCTATTGCAAAATTTGCTATGAAGAGAAATGTGCACCACCTCTTGGATGTATAGAAATCCCTTACCCTTGTTGTGGATTAGCTAACAAAGATTTTAGTGTCTATGGTGGGTTTACTTATCCAGAGGTGTCAGGAGATCAGCAAGCAACGATATATATGTGTGGCCTTGAAGGTATTGCTGCAGGAACAGCGATAGTAATGGCAACAGCAGCAGCCTGCACAGTTTTGGGTCCGGTTTGTGTGGCAGCAATTGCAGGAGCACTTTATAAAGCTAACGAAGCAGCACAGGATAGATTTTATCAGTGTCTTCGGGATAGAGGTATACCTGAAGAAGTGATCGGTCAATGTACTATAGGGTTTACAACACGTAAAACAGATGCTTATTTTTATCGTATAAATGGTTAACACAATACAAAAAGCGCTTCTTTAAAAGAAGTGCTTTTTTATTTCATTCAGACAACCATTGTAAATATGTTGTGAAAATCTCTAATAATGATTAATTGAAACAAAAAAGTACTACTCCATAAAAGAGTAGTACTTTTTTCTGAAAAAACATTATTTTCCCAAAACAAAAAAACACATTGTAATATAGCGATTAGTGTCGCTAATAATTGACAAAATTGTGTTCGCAAATTATAATAAATGACAGTATCATAGTTTCCAATTCTGCTATATTAATAGCGTTTTGTGAATATTTGTACTATTTCCTGGCAGGGAAAAATAGAACGGTGTACACTGTTAATATTTTTTGTGTTAAATTAACAGGCTTCACTTAACAGAATAGGAGGGAAAATAATGAACCCAAAAGGGAAAATTGACTTTTTGATTGGTCTTATTTGTTGTTGTGTGTATGGTTATATGGACCATATTCATTCTGGTATCGACAACAATCTTTTATCAGTTGATAGAAGTGTAAGAGATTTTGTCTTATACTTAAATCACTGGACACTTTTAGTGTCGCTTATTTTATTAGCAATCTATTTATGGTCTAATGACCAAAATCAAGGGTAAATCTATAAATTTGCTGATTAGTTAGTAGCATAACTAATCGGCTTTTTTATTAGAATTTATTATTTCTAAAACCAAATTCAATACACGAAATAAACTTAATAATTGGAGTGCCTTTTGGGCAACTTTCCGATCATAACAAAATTATAACAAGTTGTCAATCTTATATTTTATCTATCAATATTGTAACATTGACAATTTTAATTGACAAGGGATTATATACATTTTCACTTAAAATTATAACATTTACTTTAAAACTTCTTTTTATACTAAGTTTTTTTGATGTTTTAAAGAGGAATATAGATTTTTTCTAGATTTATAGAGTTAAATAGACTTTAAATTGAATTTTATTCTGAAGTTATCTAATTAAATAATAGGTTTTTATATATTTAAGAATAAAATTTGTAACTATTACATATAATAATGTTTTTATTTTCATTTATCAAGAGATAGAGTTTAGAACTATATTTCTAAATTTGAATTAAATAGATAATTATTTAATCAAGAAAAACTTTTCAACAATCATAAAAGTGCAAAATATAGAAAAGAATGAACCGCAAAAAATATTATTTCTCACGGTTCTTTTTTTTATTAGATTTCTTTTTGTTGGGGAAGGTAGGTAAGTTATAACGTTCAGATTGTTTTTTTACACCTTCAATAATTTTGCGTCTTTTTTCTTCTGCAGTACTCATGCACAAATCACCTCATAATATTTTGTTTCCAGTGTGGCCAAGATTAATTTTTTTAAAACGTTCTAGGACAAGAACATGAAGCCATAAATTGGACTATAACCAGAAGAGGACTTAGGACACTAAGACACTGTCCTAAAAAAAATTTGCTATTTGGGGGTCAGGGAAGTGGAAAAAAAGGGCGGAAGAGTTCAACGGTCAGATAAAAAAAGAGATGTAAAGCCTACTCTTAAATTGGATTTAAAAGATGTTATTTATCGCTTATCACATATTACATACACACCAGTTAAGGATGTTTGTCCATCTCTTTGTATGATGGTAATTAAAGATCGACAAACAATTGAAAGCTTGTCCCAGTATTTTAAAAGAGATTTGCTATTTGATACCACTATGTTTCGTGGGCACGTTACTAATACGACCATAGAAAAACGTATTAATGTACCTGGTGAAAGGGTCACTATTAGGTTCTCACAAGGTGAATATTCTGCTGTTGCTTTGTTAGCATTTGCACTAGATTGTACAGTCTCTAGAGCTACTGCAATTCTATTAGAAATAAGTATGAGTCAAATACGATTTGTAAATGAATATGTAAAAGATTTTTTACGTGATGAATTATCTGAGTCACAATTGAGAGAATTCAAAGAAATATTAAGATATGTAAATAGGAATGGTGAGTCTCATCATTCATGGTTTTCTTTACTGGCTCATGTAGTGGATGAGGTAGGATCGCCTGTGAATAGAATTAAAGAAGCTATTAGTAGTTTTATAGATTTGAATTGGAGAGAATAAAAAAAGGCCAGGAGCAAATTATATAAGTGCTCCTGGTCTTTTATTCAAGACATTATTTATTTCTTGTATCCATTGCTTACCACCATAGACCACGAATACAGATTTATTATTTATTCTATCGAAAATATTGATTCTTTGAGAAATGAAAAGATTTAAGCCAAGTTCTACTCGATCTATCTCATTAATCTGGATTTCCCAATAAAGATTAGGATTGATGTTTAGTGCATGAGCACAAAAGATAAGGCGTTGATTGGTTAACAACAAACGACCTCCATCAGATTTAGTTGCACTATAATAAATATTCGCCATACCAGAACGTATCGGAAATTCATTAACACCCATCTCAATTTCATGGAAAAAAATCTTTTTATAGGTAGGTTTAAATTCATTCAAATCATATGTAAATTGTTTTGCTTCTGATGTGATGATGTAACTCCCACAGTATTCACACGATTTATTGATTGGATTAAATACTGCAGCACAGTTTGGACAATTCAAAGCTTTAGCCATCCTTCATCGCTCCTAATATGAATTTATTTATAAAGTATACTTTATTTACTATACATACCAATACAAAAATTGACCATGCACTCATTTAAGTACTTGGTCTTTATTTTGGTGACTGATTAATAATTTTTCTACCTGAGTTTTAAGAGCCATATTAGCGTATCTGAGTACTACATCATTTCCAGCTGTAGCAATATGCACATCACTAAAATATTCGTCTATCTTTTCGCATTTCACTAATCTTATTTTGCTTTTAGCCAACAGCCTTTTTGAATGATAATAATCCTGTGTTATATCTTTTAGTAATCTTTCAAGGATGGGTAAATAAACTTTACTCATTTTTAAATTTTCAATTACTGAGAAATCACGTTGCAATGATTGTACTGCCATTTCTAGAATTAAAAATTTATGAAATAGTCGCCGTTGCTCAGGATTCAACATACAACTCCATCCTTCCAATAAGAACATTTGTTTGTCTTATTTTAGAACATTTGTTTGTTTCTTGACAAGGTTAAATTTTAACAAATAATCTTCAAAAAGTAATTGCACGTATAAATTATACGTGTTATAATAAGAATATAGAAAGGAGATGAAAAACATAACATCAAGAGAAATAATCAAGATACTTAACAAAGACGGATGGTTTTTACATAGGACAGTTGGTAGTCATCATCAATTTAAACATCCTACTAAAAAAGGAACTGTGACAGTTCCACATCCAAAGAAAAGCCTTAAACTAGGCACTACAAACTCAATACTAAAGCAGGCAGGACTTAAATAGTCCTCCTGCAAGGAGGTTTTATATAGATGGGTAAATATTATTTTCCAGCAATTTTTGATCCAGGAACTGAAAAAGAGGAAGGCTTCACAATCACTTTTCCTGACTTACCTGGATGTATTACAGAAGGGTCTGATATGGATGAGGCTGTATATATGGCCAAAGATGTATTAGCAGGTTTCTTATATGGAATGGAGGAAGATGGAGAAGCAATTCCAGTGCCATCAAATCCAAGCAGCATTGATCTTCCTAAAGGGGCGTTTATTTCAATTATAGAAGTAAGAACGGATTATATAAGAGATGAAATTGAGAATAAGGCAGTTAAAAAAACTTTAACTATTCCTAAATGGTTAAATGATGCAGCAGAAAATGAAAATATTAATTTTTCACAATTACTACAGTTCGCTATTAAGGATCGTCTAGGAATTATAAAAAAACAATAAACAAAAAAAGCCCAGGTACTCAATCTCAAATGAGTACCTGGGCTTTTGTATTAGGAATTGCTACGTTGTGCAATGATAATTTTCAATCCTTCATAGTCACCTGTAGTTAAATCACCTTTATCAAATTTATCTAACCATGACTTATCAATTAGCTTTTTATCAGCAACTTGTTTAATAAAATCACGTACAGCTGCTTTAGTTGTTGGGTTAGTGAAATTCATAATATCCTCGTCCTTTTCTGTAGGTTTTTCGGTTTCCATTGGCTTCATAGCTACTTCAATTCGTTTCAAGAAACTATTCCACCGATTTTCACTTAAAATTCGATGAGGGCAATATTTACCGTTCCAGTCCTGATGCTTTTTCACTTTCTCAATGCCCCAACCAAACTGCTTTAACAGTTTGACAATGTATTGAACAGCGTTTTCCTCTGCAACTGCATAACGCAAACCACCACTTTTGCTGTAGCAAATTTCGATACCAATAGAAAGGCGATTACCTTTCTTTAAAGCGTTAGGATCGGTACTACCTCCACCGTCCCCACAATGCCATGCGCTACGGTTGAAGGGAATTGCTTGAATAACCTCTTTATCATCTACAGCAACGTGATAAGAAACCTGATTATTATTGCCAATCATATACGAAATTTCATTTTCTGCTGGTGCATCATTGGCTGTATTGTGTACGGTAATGAACTGTGGTGCCATGGTATATGGAGCCTTTAATGAATACTTGTTTGAAGGTATAAGAGTTTGTTTGAACGTATAAGCCATTACTGCTCACCTTCTTTTTTTGCCGCCTTTAACAAATCAAATGTACCTGATGCTGTTAATCCTGCAATAAACCCAGCCATCAACATGACATACAATGGGTACTCTGATAATGGCCATAAAACTAGACCAATAAAAATACCAATCACCACCGAAGTAATTGGCATGTATTGAGTATTAAGATTAAACGTCTTTTTTAGTACCTCTGTAACTGCTAAGACAATTGCAACCATCACCATTGCAATCATAAAAATATTTGTTAAATCCATGTTTATGCACCTTCCTTTTCTTTTTCTACAATTTGTTCAAGATGATCAATTCGTTTACCAAAAGTGGTTTTAAGTGAATGCAAGTTGCTTTGCACTCCATTTAATGCGGTAATCATTTCTTTTTGTGTATCTACAAATCCAGCATTTGCTTCTATGGACTTTTCTAACTGTTCATTAAGGCGCTCTTCACGTTTAAGTGATTCTTCTCGATGTTGTTTATCTAAGTCCTCTAGCCGCTCGCGCCCCTTTTTCATATCAAGCCACACTAAACGTGCAACAATAGCAATACCAAGCAATAGCAACCCAACAAGATACGCCCATGGGTTGTTACTTGTCGCCATTTCTTTCGCTAAATTAGTACCGCCTAAAATTGCAGCTAATATCACATAGCCTCACCTCTGTTTAATTAAATTAAAAAGCCACTTCCCAACAGAGGAGTGGCCAACTTATATTTTTATGATTTTTACTTGTTGTAGTCCTAAAATTTCACGATTTTTATTTATACGGTCTTTGCCCTTTTCACAGTATTCAGGTTCTAATTCAAATCCAATCCAGTTCCGTTTTGTATTGTCACATGCTACTGCAGTAGTAAATCCACCCATGCAATTGTCTAATACTGTATCACCTTCATTTGTGTAAGTACGTACCAAATATTCAAAGAGTGCTATCGGTTTTTGAGTCGGATGCCATGTACCACTATCACGCGGAAAATCTACCACAGATTTAGGGTAATTTTTTTTCTTTACAACAAAAGGTTTATTGTTTAATGTTTCATTATTTTTCCCCAAGACTTGCATTTTTGGTGAATTCCTAATAACTACTTTAGGTTTAACAAACTCAACACCCTGTGGATTGTACATAGGTAGTTTTTTATAAAACACACACACATTCTCATGATTTTTCAAGGGCATTCGGTTAGCATTAGGAAAGCCTGTTACATGATTGCCTTTCTTCCAAATCCACTCATATCTGAATAACTTAAAATTTGATGCTACTAGCTTGCTAGTAAACGGCTGGCTTGCTGTTAAAACAATTGCCCCATTGTCTTTGATTATTCGCTCATACTGCTCCCATAAAAGGTCAAACGGAATAATCGAATCCCAACGACAGGCCGTTGTTCCATAAGGGAGATCCGTCAAAATTAAATCTACCGATTTGTCAGGTATGTACTTCATACCCTCCAGGCAATCCATATTGTAAATCGTGTTGTTGCAAATTTTCATATCTTTTTTCCCTCCGATATGTAATAATAGAATCGGATAGGAACACTAGTTCTTATTCATGGTTGAGAGGCTTGTTAATACAGGCCTCTTAGACGATTCGAAAATGAGTAGCATGTACAACTACCCATCTCGAATGCTCTCATAGCTTAAAAAATACATAAAAAATAACGCTAGCTTAATGCTGCGTTTACTTGTTTTCGTTTTCGTCTATTAAATGCTCAGATTTTTTCTCTTGAAGTGATACATCTATGCCTTCTTTTAAATCAGGTCGTTTGATAATGCATTCTTTATACGCCAATGCTCCAGAAGTAATACGATACACTAGGAAGTCAATGATAACTTGATTCATATTATAGCCCCTCTTTCT